CACCGGACTTCCCGTAGGTCGAGAGCGACATCGGCGACCCGCCGCCGAAGCCGAAGTTGGTGATCCGCGACAGCTCCGGCGTCTCGTTCGCGACGCCGCTGACGCCGAACGCGGAGAGCTGGTGCCGCGTCGGCGACTGGTTGTAGTTGACGGTCAGCACCGTCCCGTTCGGAATCGTACCGCTCGCGGCGTAGAGCCGGCAGATGGTCGCGCGGCCGTTATAGCCACCCGTCGGACTGACGATACCGAAGTCAGGAAGAACCCAGGCGGGTGCTCCCGTGATGCTCGTGATCAGCGTCTCCGTCGCGAGCCGAGTCGAGACGAAGATGAACAGCGTGTCGCCCTGCGGCACGTCCGCCGTCGTCGTGATCGTGTCGTTGTTCGACGTCGCCGTGCTCGTGACGGTCGTCGCCGCCGCGTACGGGGTGCCGATGGCCACTCAGGTGAGACTCTCCACTGTGTAGAGATGCGTCTGCGCGGTATTCGAAGCAGACGCCGCGGACCATGTCAGGTAGAGGCCGAGGTTCTGTAGCGCCTCGACGTTGTAGCCACCCGAGACAGCGGGAGCCGACGCCGGCATCATCTGAGGCACCTTCGTGTTCGTCGCCGCGTCGGTGACGAGCAGCTCCCCGATCCCCATCACGTTCGCTGAGGTGGCACCGAGCGTCTCCGCGCGGACCGCGATGTCGACCTCGAGCTTCCAGATCAGGTTCGAAGCACCCGACACAGTCGTGATCGCGCTCGACGCGCAGACGACGCCGTCGGCGTTCGTTCCCGCCGACCCGAGATGGACCTTGAACGTCATCGTCGGCGTCGCCGTCGTCGAGAACTGACCCCACGCCCGGATCCGGATCGCACGAGTCAGACGGAGGTACCGATACGGCAGCACGAGGTTCGGAGCGAGCAGCGTCTCCGTCGTCGTGTTCGCGACGGCGGTGCACGCCTGCGTCTCGTACTGGATCGCTTCGACCCAGCGGTTCTGACTCATCGCCTACGCCAGCTTCGCCACGGCCGCGTCGTGCGCGGCGTGCGCCTTCTCGATCGCCTCCGCGAGCGCGGCGGCGTGCTCCTCCCGAGCCTTCGAGTAGTCCGCGATCGCCTTCTTCCCGGCGGCGACCTCTCCCGACTCGTCGTCGCGGATCTCGTAGACCTCGAGACCATCGTCGTTGTGCGCCTGCGCGAGCGCCTCCGCGAGCGAGTTGTAGGTCGCGAACCGCCGCGGACCCTCCGCTCCAGCAGTGAGTGCCGGGAGGCGGTCCTCCCACGTCAATGTGAACGTCATCTCTCCTCCTACTCTTCCCACTCGCAGTAACCGCGAGCGTTGACAGCGGCGGGTGCGGAGACGCGGAACGCGATCCCCTTCATGTCCGTCGACGCGGTGATCAACCCGATCAGCTCGCGGCCGAGCGGTAGCTGGAAGTCCGCCATCCCCATAAACGCTGGGATGTTCCACTGGCGGATCGGTGTGAGCACCGTCGGCTCCGCGGTGTACTGTCCCGCGGGAGCGGTGATCGGCGTCCACGAGGGGTAGCCGCGCACCTGCTTGACGGTGCCGATGGTGCCGGGAGTGCCAGCGGTCGCCTGTGTGCTCGAGCAGACCTCGACGAGCACCGGGACCGCGGTCGACGTGACGCCGTCGAACGAGAGTGAGAACTCGGTGATGATCGGCGGGTTCGTCGAGCCGGCGACGAGGTTGAGGATCGTCTTCGCACCGGAAGTGACCGCGAACGCGGCTCCGGTCGTGACGCTGAAGCCTGCTGCCATCGGTCAGTCCTTCCCTTCGGTGAGGCGAGCCGGGTCTGGCATCATCCCAGCTCGCAGACGAGGTACTGAGTGGCACCGTAGTCGCTGTTCGCTCCGATGCCGATCGTCGATGTCTTGATCCGGTACCCAGGACCGAGTAGGAGCGTCTCGGGGAGCGGAGCTGTCGCGTGGACGTTCGTCGTCGCGCCGACCTGTCCGGAGAGCGTCAACCCCGACGCGAAGTTGTAGACGCACGTCGTCGAGACCGCCTGCGCGGCCGACGACCCGAAGCTCTCGAAGACGACCGTCGCGCCGTCGTCGATCTGGAGGATCGGCTGAGGCGTCTGCGTGGCACCCTGGACGAGCGTCAGCTTGACGACGAGCAGGAGCCACGACTTCCCAGCAGGGACGGTGTCGGTGACCTCGTTGTTCGCTGCCGGGTCGGATCCCGCGACGCGCTTCGTGACGGCGAGGGTCGACGGGAGTGGGAAGTTCGCCATCCCCTACCTCGTCTCGGTCTCGGCCTTCGCGCTCGCCGACCCGGCTCCATAGTGAGGAGCGTCGTCTGCGAGGGTGAAGTAGTCGGGGACCGCCTTCAGGAGGCCGTGTCCCTCGGCGACCCGCGTCACGTCCTTCACGAACGGAAGCACCTCGCCCTTCACCTCGGCGGCTCCGCTCGTGTTCGCGACGTAGATCTTCTTCGCTGCTGCCATCGTTCTGTGTCCCTCCTCTCTCGGGAAGGGGGAGGCGAGAACCGCAGCTCTCGCCTCCCCGTTCGGTCTAGCCGGTGACGAGCACCTGGAACGCCGCAGCGCTCAGGACGTCGCTCGAGTTCCGCCAGTAGGCGTAGAGTCCGCGCTGACCGGTCGGCCGGCGGTTGGTGCCGACGAGGTTCGGCAGCAGCTCGACGCTCATGCCGATCCGGTCGACGATCACGAAGTACCGGAAGTCGCCGATCGCGAGGATCTTCGACCCGGTCGTGAGTGCGGCAGCCATCGCCGTGCTCTCCCAGGCGTTCCGGCCGAGGAGCTGCGGTCCGATGACGACGGCCTGGGAGCCGAGGCCTTCGCCGCCGACGCCGGGACCGAGGCCGCGTACCGCGCCGACGCCGTCGTTGTCGACCCAGACTCCCGAGCCGCCGGCGGTGTCGAACTGGCGCACCTTGTCGTAGGTGAAGAGGTTCCCGAGCCACTGAGCCCGCGGCCGGTACCGCGGAGGCAGTGCCTCGAAGACCTTGTAGAGGTCCGCGATCGCGAAGGCGGCTGCGCCACCCGCGGTCGTGGTGTTCGTCGCGCCGGTGATGAGACCCTTCGGCTCGTTCGAGCCGTGGCCAGCGCCGACCGCGAACTTGGTCGCCTCGACGTCGTCCTTCGCGTCCTGGAAGAGCGCTCCCATCTCCGCCTCGAGCGCCGTCCAGTCCTGGCCGACCTCGATGGAGAACGGCACGAAGGCGTGCGCCTTGTCGACGATGATGTCGGGCTGCGCGAGCGTCGGAGCGTTGTCCGTCGCCTCCGTTGCCTCCGCCACGTACGTCGCGGTGATCGCACCCGACGTGACGGCCTTCCACTCGTTCGTGCCGGCGATCGTTTCGATGCGAGCGATCGCGCGGAACGGGTTGATCGAGAAGTTGCTGGTCGGAACGATCGTCGGGTCGAGCGTGTAGACGACCGCGGCACCGCCAGTCGCGGCGGAGCCGAGCGAGAGCGCTCGCTGCTCCTCCGGGGAGAGCGGCTGGCCAGCGATGTGCTTCCCGAACGCCGCGCGGTAGATCGGCGACCCCGTCATGAGGATGTGCCTGGCGACGGTGCCGGGAGTCAGCTCGCGCGTCCGAGCGATGAGCCGCTCGATGTGCGCCTTGATGTCCTCGCGCGAAGGACCGGTGTTGCGGTTCGGCAGGACGTCCACCTGTGGGAAGTCCGCAGACTCGACGCTCCGCATCGCGCGGTCGCGAAGCTCTCGCCGCTGCGCGGCGGGATCGTCATACGACGCGCGGATCGTCGAGAGGTCGTAGATGTCGTCACCCGTCACCGAACGCGGCCGGCGGGTCTGGAAAGCAGGTCCGTCTCCGGACTCGCCACGATCCTCGTTGCCGGCAGCCTCGGCGACGCGCTCCGCGCGGTACTCGAGCTCCGTCACGAGCTTCTCCGTCCGCTCCAGCTCGGCCTCGATCTCGTTCCACCGATCCTGAGCTGGCTTCGGGAGCGCCTCGCCGGCGTACTCGGCGTCGATGCTCTTCCGCTCCGAGCGCAGCTCCGAGAGCCGCTGCCTCAGTTCGTCGATCTTGCCCATCCGGGCTTCCCTCCTTCGTCGCGGTTGTCGCGCTCCCACCAACGGCCATCGTTGGTCTGAGCCTCGTCTCCGCGGCGTCCCTCATGGAGGTGATCCTGTGGGGGATCGGCGTCCGGTGCGGGAGGTGCGTCCGCGTCCCGATCTTCATCGGGAGGCGGGTCGACGCTATGCGGCGGAACAATAGCACCGCCTCTGGACGCGAACAGTCGCACAGCCTCGAGGCGCTCCTCGTCGAGGAAGACGCCGGCCGCGTCTGCGACGGCTCGCGTGTCGTGGATCAACCCTGTGATGCTCCTCGCGCTCGCCGCCTGGATGTCCGCTCCCGGATAGGCAGGGAACGTCACCGGACCGAACTCCATCACCTGCATCTCCTTGATGGTACGCTCGGGGAGGCCACGCGGGTTGTAGTCGCTCGGGTCCGGCTCCTCGATGATGTCCTCCCGCGTCACCCGGAACCGGAACGAGATCCCGTAGAGACCCGCCTCGATGCCGGGAGCGATGTCGCGGTTGTACGAGGTGTCGAGCATCGGCTCCGTCAGAAAGTACGGACCGATCTCGTCCTCCTTGAGCTGGTCGATGCTGGCGAGCGGCTTGTCTCCGGCGACGGGGTCGTAGCCGTGCTGGAACAGCACCCGCATCTGGTCGCGGTTCTCGCGGATCGTCTTCTTCGCGGCTCCCGGAGCGATCCGCTCCAAGAAGTCGCCTTCCCACGCGTCGTGGATCTCCGTCCACTGGTTGAAGACGGTGAAGTGGCCTTCGAGCCGCGGCAGACCCGTGCCGGCCGCGGCCGCGTCCCCGTCTCCCTCCGCCGGCACGGCACGGATCGCCAAGCCGGTCGTCGACGCGCGATACAGGTCCTCGCGCTTCAGTGCCATCACTCTCCTCCTGGTACGGTTGCCGGCCGACTCTGACCCGCGATGCGGTCGAGGAGCAGGAGGGTGTCACGACCCTTACCTGCCGGGAGTGCCGGGTGGGTGGGTCTCGGGAGTGACGCTGCGCTCGGGGATGGTAGCGTGGGGGGTTGTCCTGGGACGGTGCCGGGAGCCTGGAGCTGGACGCTGACGAGGCCGCTGTGGACGAGCAAGCCGGCGTCGGCGTTGAGGACGGCCTGGACGATGCTCTCCGGCGTGTAGCCACCGTTGATGAGCGTCGTGATCGTCTCGGCCTGCGTCTTCATGATCGTCGCGATCGCCTGCCGATCCTCACGGAGCCACGCGATGTCGCGTTCGTCGTACCACAACTCCGCTCCCGCCGGCACGTTGACGAGCGGCTTCAGACTCGACGCGAAGCTCCGCCACGTCGGTCGCATCGTCCCATCAGCGAGCCGCCGGCGAGCCTGGTCATAGTTCGAATACGTCGAAGCCTCGAGACCCTCCGACAAGCCGACGATGATCGGCGGGACACCAGCCGCGGCGGCGATGCGTGTCTCACCCGCACCCTGCACCGTCTTGAAGTCGATCTGGCGGAGGTGCGCTCCGACGACCTCGGCCGTCGACCCACCGCCGAGGTAGAGCGTCTTGTAGGCTCGCTCCGCACCCTCCGTGTTCTCCCGGAACGCCTCGACCCACATGTCGTAGGCTTCCTTGTCGAGGTTCGGGTCGAGGCTGACGACGAGGTTCGGCGTCGCGCCGTTCTCGAAGAAGCGGAGCTTGTGATCCGTCGCCGCCTGGTCACCCATGATCTCGCGGACGACAGGGACGATCCACGACATGCCACGCCACGACGCGTCGGGGTCGGGCAGCAACGCCCAGTGCGCGATCTCCTCCGGCAGGAAGACCAGTGGGACTTCGTTACGCCGCCGACCGCCCGGATGGTAGAGGTAGCCTGCCACCTCCGCGTCGGCTTGCCACATCGGGTGCACAGAGTCCAACTGACTGCCGGCGACGATCGTCACCCAGTCCGGTCGGAGCCGCCGGATCCGAGGCACCGGTCCGCTGTTGTCACGATACGCGAAGAAGTTGCCTGCGAGGTCGATGTCCTGGAGCGCTCGCATGTTCAGGTCGCTCGTCGTCCCGTTCGGCCACGGATCTTCGAGCACCGCCAGTTCCGGCGTCCCGAACAGCTCGCCACGCCGGCCGTTGTTCATCCTCGCGAACTGGTACCGAGCCTCCGAGAACAGCAGCATCCGCGTCAGGATGCACGCGAAGACGATACCGTTCCGTTTGTAGGCTCCTGAGATCAAGCCGCAGAAGTCGCCGTCGATCTCCTGCTGCGGGTTCGAGCCGAACGTCGTGTTCAACCCGTAGGTCTGACCCTGGTACTGCATCCACTGCGACGCCCACTGGTCGAGGCTCAACGGGTACGAGTCCCGGAACGCCCACTTCGTCAATGCTTGTCTCACGCCCACGATACCATCGGCTCCCTCTTCGCTCGTCCGAGGTTCTCGCCGGCGACGCTGTTGACCATCGCCGCGGCGACCAGTCCATCGATGACGCGGCGGCGATGCTCCACGTTCGGGTCGGCTCGCCGGCCGAGAGTCCTGTTCGACGCCGGCCGCTCGAACCTCGCCTTGTTCTCCTGGAGCATCCGAGCGACCGCGTTCAGGACGTGGCGCTTGAGTTCGAGGTCCGGGACATGGTGGAGCCAGCCTAGACGAAGCGCCTCCGTGAACTTCTCGTAGTCGACCGCCGCGTCCGCGTTCCCCGTCCCCCTCGCGACGACCATCGCACCCAACTCCGCCTCGATCCACCGCGCGAGCTGCTCACCCCGCGTCTCGTCCATCACGACGGTATGGATCGGGTTCCGATGGTGGAGCCGCAGCAACGCCGACTCGATCAGCACCGAGTCGAGCGACGACCCGTCACGGGGAGGTTCGAGGATGATCGACGGACCGATGAGCCGATCCTCTTTCGACTCCGCGTGGAACGGCACGATCGCCGTCGTGTCCCACTTCCAACCGAGGTCGAGGCCGACCCAGATCGGCTTCCCGGCCGGCACCCACTCCCGCACCTCGCTCCGCTCCCACTCACGCTCCTGGATCGCCGCCGACGCGTCGCGCGTCGCGATGTTGCAGACGAACCGCTTCCAGTGCGGCACCAGCATCGTCGGAGCGTCATGCTTCGCCTGGAGACTCTCCACCGTGATCCGCGACAACGGGTTCGCCGCCTTGACGAGCTTCATGTTCTCGACGTCGCCGTCCGGCGGCACCGCGTACTCATGCATCATGACGCTCGACGTCTCAGCGCGAACGAAGCACCGCCGGCGACGCACCTTCAACGCGCTCCGCCGAATCTCCTCCCTCGCCAACTCGAACTCGCTGTCCGGCTCGCCGGCCGTGCTGATGACGCAGCCCTGCGCACCCGGACGCTTATCGAGCTTCCCCACCCACGTCCTCAGGAGCGCGAGGTCGCGGTGCCGATGCAACTCGTCGATGAACCACATCGTCGGGATGATCCCATCACCCGTCCGATCATCCGCCGCGTGGATCTGGATCCGACCCTGGCTCGGCTTATGGAGGATCCGCCGATACCCACCGTAGCACCTGAACTCCCGAGACAACCCCGACCGGAGCACCAACCCCTCCGCCTGCAAATACGCCCACTCAGCCTGCTCCCGAGAGCTAGCCGCGATCGGAGCGTACGCCGGCTGCGCCCTCCGCCGACCCGGCACATCATTCCAATGCCGAACATGGTACAACGCCAGCCCACCGAACAACGTCGTCTTCCCGTTCTCCTCCGGCACGATCAACCAGTTCTGCTTATACCCCTTGAAGACGTCACGGATCCAATCCAACTGCCACGGGTCCAAAACCCACGGCTCGCCACTGTCCAAGATCAACTCCGACGCGAACCGCGTAAAGTGCGGCACAGTGAACGGCCGCGCGGTCACGAAGCCACCGCCTCGAGCACGTCGCTGCCATCGTGTGGACGGCGGACGTTACAAGACCGACAGATGACGCGGAGATTCCCGCGGACATGCTCGCCGCCGACAGCGAGCGGCACGATATGGTCGACCTGAGCCTGCCGCGGACCCGGCACGCGCTCAAGTTCCACGCCGCATAGCGGACACTCCACCGCAGCGGCAAGCAACCTCCGCACGTCGCCAGCGGCGACGTCTCCGAGAATCACCTGCGCGTGCCGAGCCGCGGTCCGCCGAAGCTGATACGCCTTCCTCCGCATCTCGCCGCACGACCGGCACCTGTTAGTCCTCCCGAAGGGACCGCGGACGAACGCCTCGCCACAGTCCCCACACACGCACAATACCGGCAGCAGGTCCCGACGCTGTTGCGCTGCTATCTCCACCAACCTCACGCACCCAGCGCACCGAACAGAGTCACGCCGCCGCGGCTTAAACAGCTCGCCACAATCCACACACCTCTTCCGCCGATAATCCACCCGCCGCTTCGCGTTCTCGCGCTCGGCATGATCACCACGCCGCCTCCACTCCCGACCATACGCCACCGAGCACGACTTGCACCACGAACCCAATCCATCCGCCATCCTCGGGTTGCGATAGAACTCACCCGCCGGCCGAAACTCCCGACAACGCGCACACCGTTTTGAATCCTGGAGCACCATCACCGCACCAGTTTCCTTCGCGGAAAGGGGGACGGTGATTCGGGGTAGGGTTCCCAGTCGCGATCGATGCTTACCCCCCCACCCCAGGCGTGGTGCGTAGAATGACAGCGTTGGCAGAGGGTGATGTAGCCGGCGAGGGTTTGGTCATGGTATGAGTTGTCGATGCGGTGGGCGATGAGGTGGGGGGAGGGGAGGGGTCCTCGGGGAGCGCCTCCGGTGATGGCGTCGTGTTCGGGGTGGCGGCAGGAGTAGTGGTCGCGGGTGAGGACGAGGCGTCGGGTGCGTGGCCAGCGTGGGTTGTTGTCGCGTCCTTTGTGTCGTGCTCCGTGGGTGGGACAGGACCCGTCGGGGTTACAGATGAGTAGGCAGCCTGGGGTGGTGCAGACGCGTCGGATGGTCATTGGTTAGCCTGCGCCTCGCCTCTGTGCTACCCAGCGTTCGTGCTCCCATAGCAGTAGGAGCCGGCCGGCGGTGAGCATCATGAGCGGGATGCGAATGGTGGTGATGGTGGGGGTCATGCTGGCTTCCGCCGAGGCTTCTCGATCCAGTTGCGTGCGCCACCCGGAGAGGTCATGTCGAGGTGCGCGGGCTTGCCGCAGCATGTCAGGGTGTAGGCGTAGCCGTTCCATCTGCCGAGGATGTCGGGAGCGGACGCGATCATCTTGCAGTTCGGACACTCGATCATGTGGCGAGAGCCGAGGCGGTGCTCGCCGGCGGTGCGGGTCGCCATCAGCGACGGAAGACGAGGATGCAGGCGATGACGACCGCGGCCGCGGCGATGACGAGTATTGCGTCGTGGGTGCTCACCAGGACCTCCCGGTTGGACTACCGCGAGAGGTTAGCACTCGGCCTTGCTGGCGGACGCTGTAGAACACTCGCCGCCGGCAGTCGGCCGGCGGCGTAAGGTGGGGTCAGTCGTTGTAGATGCGGAGCGTGACGGTCGGAGCGGCTCCGCGTGCGATCGCGGCGAGTTCGGTCGCGGGATGGAAGTCGCTGTAGAGCAGGTCGCCGTCGCGACGCTCGACATGGTTGTGGCAGACGACGATCTCGCGGCCGGTGCGATGCGAGATCAGGGTGAAGCCTTCGTCGCATGAGTCGTCGAAGACGCGGCCTGGGCGGATGCCGTTCGCTTGGAGCGTCGAAGCCTCGACGGAGATGGTGCGGGTCTCGCTGTGGTAGAGGATGCCGAGCGCTTCGCTCGAGGTCGGGAGAGTGGTGGGATGCAGGATCATGGTGGTGCTCCTCTCTGCCGGCCGGCGGAGTGCCGGCCGGCGTCGTCTCGGGTGGTCTAGATCCAGGTCAGGTCGATGCCGTGCTCGGCGGCGAGCGCGATGCCGGCCGGCTTGAAGATCGCGAAGTCGCAGCCGCCGTCGTCGAAGGTGCTCAGGAGGCCGCGCTTCTTCAGGTCGGTCAGGTTGCCGCGCTGCGCGGCGGTCAGGGTGATGAGCGGGTTGCCGCTCCAGTTGTCGGCGTCCTCAGCGAGGCCGAGGAAGAGTTCCAGCGAGTCGGCGGTCAGGGTCTCGGAAGGCATGTGGTGCTCCTCTCGGGTGGTGGTCTGCTGCATGAGCGCAGCATAAGCGATCTCACCCCAAGATGCAAGCCGGCTTGCGTGCGTGGTTATCGTACCCAGACGGTACGCGTCTGCGGCCGGTAGCCGGCGTCCCGGAGCGCCTTATGAGCGGTGCTCACAGAGACGCCAGCCTCCGCCGCGGCGACGCGGAGCGGCATCCCACCCTCGACGACGCACCGGATGATGTTGCTCCGCTGCGCGTCGCTGATCGGGACGCCGGTAGTCATCGCTCGCCGACGCGCTCGTTGTTGTGGCGATGGCAGAAAAGTTCTAGATGGTCGAGCAAGTGGCGGCCGATGAACTCCGCGTAGGCGGGCGGGATCGCCTCGCTGATCTCGCTCTTCGTTTGCATCCACGGCACGTCCATCGCTCGACGCCACAGGTCGATGTCCTTGCCCGACCCGCCGCCGGTGCCGTAGACATGGACGACAGGACTGAACTGCGCCTTGTCTTTGCGGGCGTGCGTCGGGTACTTGTTACGCCAGGTGTGGTGCTGGCATTGAGGGGCGAGCATCGGGAACGTCGCCTCGAATAGGCGATGACGCTTCACTTCTAGGCCGAACATCGATCCGCACAGCATCACCGGGTCGTTCAGTGGCGCTCCCTCCACGTTCTCGATCGCGTAGGGGAGCCCGGTCGCGGCGAGAACCCGGCGGGTTGGTTCAATGAGTGCGGGGTGATCCTTCCCGTGGAGTCTTTGTGTGTGTGAGTACGCCTGGCATGGAGGCGAGGCGTGGATCGCGTCGAACTCGAGCCGCTCGCCTGTCAGTACCGATACCGGCCAGTAGGTGAGAGCGTCGGCCTGGTGGAACTCGAACGGGTAGTGGGGTTGGGGCTTGATATCGACGCCGACGACGTCGAAGCCCGCCCTCGAGTAGCCCATCGCTGCTCCGCCGGCACCGCAGAAGAGGTCGAGCAGGCGTGGCACGCGATGCGGAGTCACGTGGCCACCTCGAACGCGAGTTGGTCATCCTCACCAAGATGCGGCCAAGAGAGCTCGATCGGTTCTGAGCCTGTCCGCCGGGTCGACCAGCGTTGGCGGGCGATGATCTCTGTTTTGTCGACGCGCCTTCGACCTGGCATGTCCCACGAGCGGGCGCGGATCGGCCCATCATTGTCCCATCCAGCTGCGCGGAGCGACGATCCAGGCTCGTCGACGCGGGTGTAGGTGATGAGGCAGGCGTATCCGAGTGCCTTCGCGAGCCGTAGGGCAGCGCCGTAGAGGGCCGAGCAGGCGTTTGGGCAGCCGTCGGTGGCGACGCGGGAGACTTCGAGCGTCCATCCGTCGTCGAGGAGCCTGGCGACGGGGCGACCGATCATGGCGACTCCGCGCACGGCGCCCTCCTCGTCGGCTACAGCGACCGCATAGCGAGCGCCTGTGCTGGGCGTGTGATGCCGGTGGAGTTCGGCCACATACGCCTTCGCCCGCTCGATCGAGCAAGGCACAACGCGGAGTCGAGGCTGCACGCGATGCGGAGTCACGTGGCCATCAGACATCGTGGTACACTCCTTGCGTCACGGTTCCAGCCTTCCCTTTGAGAGTGTGTCCAGAGGCCACCGCTTGTAGTCCGACAGCGATCCCGATCCAGATGCCTTCGATCACGACGCGTAGACGCGGACGTGTCGTCCGGTGGAGTGGTTCGCTTCCCATCGGAACCGACGATTGTAGTCGTCGACCTCGGGGTACTCGTCGCCGCCGCTTGGCGGGTCTGCATCGTCGTACCAGTCCGCGCCTTGCGTGTACGGCGTTGGTGCGGGTGGGCTCGGCGTCATGTTGCCCCAGTGTCGCCACGCGACGGGGCCATGCCACTTCTTCGTCATGCTATGCCTCCTTTGTCCGGTCATGCGTGCAGCCTTCATCCGGGCCGCAGCACAGCGATCCCGATTGGCGGATATCGGAGCGCACGCCGCACGCGATCAGGTGTCGCGTGGCCGGTCATTCGCAGACGCTCTGCGGACTCGGATACGGGCCTAGCTCGACTCCACCCTTCGACGTCAACGTCAACCTGACGCGGTAGGTGACGCACTGGTTCAGGACGGCGAAGTAGACGCGACCCTGGTCGAACGTCCCGTTCGAATACCACGTCCCGGCCTGGGACGGCCGGCGGATGTAGCAGGGATTCGTGTTCGCGCATCCAGCGGTCTGCCATTCGCCGTTCACCTTGTACTGCACGCCGAACTCGGCTTTCCACTGCGCGCCGTAGCACTGAGCCTGCCACCCTTCCTGGAGGCTGGCTCCGATGGTGTGGTAGATCGGCGTGCCGAGATCCTGCGAACAGGTGAACGCAGCCTGGGCTCCAGCCGGAGCCGCTATCCATAGCGCAGCCGCGGCCGCGGCGAGAATGATGACGCGGGTCAATGTTCTCCTCCTGTCTCGGGAATGAACGCGTGCGGGTCGCTGCGCGGCGTCCGGCGAGGTGCACGCTGGATCGCGGCGACCCCACCATGACTATAGAGCTGGGTGAGGTACCCACCGAGTTGCGCGAGCGGGTGCGGAGCGGCGAGCGGGTCGATCCCACCATGCGAGTAGTCCGCGACGAGCCGACTGCCGAGCAGCTCGAGTTCCTGGTACGCGATCCGCCGCGCGACGGCTTCGACGTCGGGGATCTCCTCGGGGTGCAGCGTCATGCTGGCACCCTGTCACGCCTCTCGACGCGGCCGGCGGTGAGGTGGAGCAGGATCTTGTCGTACGCCGCGACGCACGCCGCGAAACTGCGAGCGTTCGTCTCGATCGGCTGCTCACCGACGATCTCCCGCCACTCGC